TAGAAGTTGAAGTAGAAGCAACAACAACACCAACAGCAAAGAAGACAATTGAAAGCGTAGTTAAAGAAACGTTTTTTGCAGAAATAGAAAAATTAACACAAGAAAATATAGAGTTAAAAGCACAATTAGAAAAGTTGTCTAAAGTTGACGAAGTTACAAACGAAGTAACCGAACTTGCAGACGTAAAGCCAATTGCGTTTAACCCTGAAAACACGAATGAAGTTGAACACTTACAATATGGTTCAAAGAGACCACGAACAATGATGGACTCAATTTTAGAAAAAATTAACAAATAATATTAACAATTTAAAATTTAAAAAATGCCAAATCCGGTAACAACAGGTACAACTTACGCAGGCGAATTCGCAGGCAAGTATATCGCAGCAGCTTTATTAAGCGCACCAACATTAGAGCAAGGTGGAGTAACAATACTTCCAAACGTTGCCTATAAGCAAGTATTACAAAAATTCGCAACAGGTGACATAGTCGCTAATGCTTCGTGCGATTTTACAGCTTCAGGAACAGTAACACTTACAGAAAGAGTTTTAACAACAGAAGAATTTCAAGTAAACATCCAATTGTGTAAATCAGATTTGATGCAAACTTGGCAAGTAGCAGAAATGGGTTATTCATCTTTTGCAAAACTTCCAAAGTCTTTTGAAGATTTCGTTATAGCACACGTTTCAGCAAAAGTAGCTGCTAAATTAGAAACTACTATTTGGAACGGAACAAACGCAACAGCAGGTGAATTTGCAGGTTTTAGAACTTTATTGCTTGCAGACACAGACGTTATTGACGTAACATCAACAGCAATTACATCAGCTAACGTAGTAGCAGAAATGGGTAAAGTAGTTGACGCTATTCCAGCATCACTTTACGGAAACGAAGGTTTACGTTTATATGTATCTCAAGCGATTGCAAAATCTTACGTTCGAGCATTAGGTGGTTATGGTGCTTCAGGTTTAGGAGCAAACGGAACAAACGCACAAGGAACACAATGGTACACAAATGGTTCACTTTCATTTGACGGTATTCCAATCTTTATGGCTAACGGAATGAAATCTACGGATATGGTTGCAACAACAGTTGACAATTTGTATTTTGGTTGTGGTTTATTAAACGACCAAAACGTAGTTAAAGTTATTGATATGGCTGACCTTGACGGTTCACAAAATGTACGTGTAGTTATGCGTTACAACGGAGCGGTTCAACACGGAATAGGTTCAGACGTTGTTCTTTATTCTTCAGGAGTATAATATTAAATAAAAAGCGTAGGAAACTGCGCTTTATTTTATTCATAATTTAAAAACAAAACGAAATGGCTTGTCTTTTAACAAAATCAAGGGCTGAAGTTTGCAAAGAATTTGTAGGCGGTATAAAAAGTATTTACTTTATAAACTATAGCGACTCTACTCCGTTAGTTCCAACTTATAGCGTAACCGCAGGAGCAGAAGATAGTATTACTACAATTACAGGAGTAACATCACTTTATAAATACGATTTAAAAGGTGCAAATTCTTTTGAACAAACAATAACAAGTTCAAGAGAAAACGGAACAACTTTTGTAGAACAAACTTTAACTTTCACAATTAAAGGTTTAGACGCTGTTGCTACAAAGCAAATGAAATTACTTGCTTGGGGACGTCCACAAGTTGTAATTAGAACCAATGCTAATAATTTCTTTATAGCAGGTTTATTTAATGGAATGGATGTAACAACAGGAACTATTTCCAACGGTACTGCAATGGGTGATTTAAACGGATATACAATGACACTTGTAGGACAAGAGAATATTCCTGCAAATCACTTAAACGTTGCTCAAACATTAGGTAATCCATCTACAGACGCTCAATTATTAGCAGTCTTTACAGGAGCATCAATCGTTGCTTACTAAAATTAAAAAAAATTATTTTTAAAGCCGTTCGTAAGTTCGGCTTTTTTTTTGTCTTAAAAAAAGAACAAAAACACGAATATTTAATTATACTAATATGATAGTATTAACACCTTCAGGAAGTCCGCAAACGTTTAGTTTTATTCCACGTGACAATACGTTTAATGTTATGGAACTAACGGACGAACAAACAAACGTAACAACGCCTGTAGCGATTACTTCAAGAACTGTTGGAGACTACATAAACACAATTACAGCAACCTTTGGTTTAGTAGAAGGACATTTTTACAATTTAGTTTTAAGAGTAGGTACAACAATAATATATAAAGACCGAGTATTTTGCACGGCACAAAGTTTAGTTACGTTTTCGGTTAACAATAACCAGTACGTTTCTAATTCCACAACAAATGATTTTATAGTATATGAATAATTTACACGTTTTAAATTTGTCGGCTTATACGTCACCTGTTATTTCGGAAACTAACAGAGAAAATTGGGTTGACTTTTTAACTGAAGACGGAGACCAATACTTTCAATTCTTAATTGAACGTTACAGCAATTCAACAACGAATAACGCTATTATAAACAACGTAGCACGATTAATTTACGGAAAAGGTTTAAGTGCATTAGACGCTAACAAAAAGCCGAATGAATACGCGCAAATGATGTCTTTATTTCACAAAGAAGACGTACGAAAAATGGTTTTAGATAGAAAAATGTTCGGACAATTTGCTATTCAAGTACACTACAACGACAAGCACGACAAAATATTAAAAGCATATCATATTCCTGTTAATCTTTTACGAGCTGAAAAATGCGATAAAGACGGAAACATAACAGGTTACTACTACAGCGACAATTGGGACGATACAAAAAAGTTTGCGCCAATTAGGTTTAACGCTTTTGGATATAGCAAAGAAAAAATAGAAATATTATTTTCTAAACCTTATTCGGTTGGAATGAAATATTACGCTTATCCGGACTATCAAGGTGCTGTTCCTTATACACTTTTAGAAGAAGAAATTGCTGACTACTTAATTAACGAAGTACAAAACGGATTTAGTGGAACTAAAGTTGTAAATTTTAACAACGGAATACCAACGGATGAACAACAAAGTATTATTTCAAACAAAGTTTTAAGCAAGTTAACAGGAAGTCGTGGACAAAAAGTAATTGTAGCTTTTAACAACAACGCAGAATCAAAAACAACAGTAGAAGATATTCCTTTAAACGACGCTCCAGAACACTACACTTATTTAAGCGAAGAATGTTTACGCAAAATAATGTTAGGACACAACATAACTTCACCTTTGTTATTTGGTGTTGCTTCTACAAATGGTTTTTCAAGTAACGCAGAAGAACTTAAAAATTCAAGCATACTTTTTGACAATATGGTTATACGACCATTCCAAGAAGAACTATTAGACGCTTTTGATAGCATATTAGCTTACAACGGAGTTGCTTTAAAGTTATTCTTTAAAACTTTACAACCACTTGAGTTTACGGACTTGGAAAACACGCAAAACGCTGAACAAGTTGCTGAAGAAACAGGAACAGAATTAAGCGCACACACAAACCCATTAATTGATTTAGGCGAAGACGTAAATCCTGAATGGATATTAATAGACGAAAAAGAAGTTGACTACGAAAATGACGATAAAGAAAATGAGTTATTGAGTAAAGAACCAAAACAAAGTTTATTAAGTAAAGCAATTAATTTAGTTAGTACAGGTTCAGCAAGACCAAACATAACAAGTAAACAAGACAAAACTATTGACGGAGTAAAGTTTGTTGTTCGATATAAATACGAAGGCGAAGTAACGGACAATCCACGTGAATTTTGTACACAAATGGTAAAAGCAAACAAGATTTACCGTAAAGAAGATATTTTAAATATGAGTACACAAGTTGTTAACGCAGGTTGGGGTGCAAAAGGTGCTGACACGTATTCTATTTGGTTATACAAAGGCGGTGGAAATTGTCATCACCGTTGGAACAAACAAGTTTATGCAGTCTTTGAAGGAACAGGATTAAACATAACCGCAAACACTAAAAAATTAGCACAAGCAAAAGCCGCTAAATTTGGCTATGTAGTTACTAATCCAAGTTTAGTTGCAACACGTCCAATTGATATGCCGAACAAAGGGTTTTTACCTACAAATAAAAAAGAGAATTAATGGCAGACGCACTTTTAGTAACACGACAAGATTTAGTTAAATTCACTTCGTTAAACGGAAACGTAGATACGGACAATTTTATACAATACATCAAGATTGCACAAGATACAGACTTGCAAAATTTCACTGGTACGAAGCTATTAGACAAGATAAAAGCGGACATAATAGCAAATACATTAAGTGGTAATTATTTAACGCTTACAACGACTTATTTAAAGCCAATGCTTATTCATTTAGCAATGAAGTATTATTTGCCATTCGCAGCTTACACGATTTCAAACAAAGGAGTTTACAAACACAATTCTGAAAATTCAACAAGCGTAGAAAAAAGCGAAATAGACTTTTTAATTGAAAAAGAAACACAAATAGCACAACACTACACACAACGTTTTATTGACTACATAAGCAACAACACAAATTTGTTTCCAGAATATAACACAAATTCAACAAGTGATATGTTTCCTGACACAAACAACAATTACACTGGATGGTACATTTAAGAACATACAAACCAAAGGAAGTTAATATCGTAAAGTTAAAGACTTACCTAAACACTATAAAAAATGGGAAGTAGTTGGGGTTCTTTACCGTCAAGAACAAGTCCAAAAGGCGGTCAACGTGGTTGCCTATGTAAAGACGGAAAAAGGTATTCTATAAAGTGTTGTAATGGAAGTTTACACGCACAAGGAATAGGCGTTATTGAAGGTGTAGTAGCTCCAATAATTATATTAAATAGAATAACAGAAATAAACGACCAAAGAATAACAGAAAATAACGATAACAGAGTAACACAATAAATAAAATAAAATGGCAGATATAAAAATTAGTCAATTAACCGCAAAAGGTTCAGCAATAGCAAATACTGATTTAATAGAAATTAGTGAAAGTGACGGAGCAGGTGGCTATGTAACAAAGTCGGTTACAGGTGCAAATATTATAGGTTCAAAGCAAGACACTTTAATAAGTGGTACTAACATAAAAACCATTAATTCTACTACAATATTAGGGAGTGGAAATTTAGATGTACAACCTACGTTAGTAAGTGCGACAAATATAAAGACGATAAATAGTACTACATTATTAGGAAGCGGTGACTTAACAGTACAACCTACTTTAGTAAGTGGCACAAATATAAAAACGATAAATAGTAATTCGATTTTAGGTAGTGGCGATTTAGTAATAACCGGTGGTGTATCTTCAGTTTCAGCAACAACACCTGTAGTAGCAACAGGAACTACAACACCTGTTATTAGTTTAGCTTCAGGTTATGGAGACACTCAAAATCCTTATGCTTCAAAAACTGCAAATAATATTTTAGCCGCACCAAACGGAAGTTCAGGAGTCCCTACATTTAGAGCTATTGTTGGAGCAGATATTCCAACACTTAACCAAAACACAACAGGAACGGCAAGTAACGTTACAGGAATTGTAGCAGTAGCAAATGGTGGTACAGGCACAGCAACTCCAAGTTTGATAGCAGGAACTAATGTAACTATTACAGGGACTTTCCCTAATCAAACAATAAACGCAAGTGGTGGCGGTGGCGGTGGTGGTACAGAGATAGGAGCTTTAATTGGTGGCGGTGTAGTTGTTGCAGTGTTTAATGATGGCGGAGTAAATAAAGCTCTTATTGCAAGTTTGACAAATTTAGGTAATGCTCCTTATACTATACCTGCATTTCAGAGTATCTTAATAGGTGCTACTGCTCAAAGTGCTTTTAATGGTCTTACAAATACAAATGCAATTATAGCACAAACAGGAGCTGCTGCTACTACAGCTTATGCTGCAGGACTTGCAAGACTTTTTGCAGCGGGGGGTTTTAGTGATTGGTATTTACCTTCAGTTTATGAACTACAAGTGGTGTTTAATTCTGCAGCTCTTATTAGTAGAGTTTCAGGTGTAGCTGCTTTTGACTCAACATTTAATTATTTTAGTTCTACCGAACAAGCAGCTTCTACTTGTTATGCAGTATCTTTTCAGACGGGGAATACTACGGTAAACTACGGTAAGAGCTTTGGTGGTTTAATTCGTGCTGTAAGAATACATACAATTTAAATAAATTAAGATGAAAATACAAATAGGATATTACAACGAACAAGGAACTTATATAGAAGAACTTGTTGATGTTATTGAAAGAACAACAGAAGAACTAATACAAGAGAAAGAAGCACAGCTTTTGGCTATGTATGAAGAGTTGAAAGCTCTTAAAGGAGAATAGATGAAAAGTAATATTTTTGCAAGTCTTTATTTTATTGCGGGTTTTTTAACTTCGTTTTCTTTGATTTGTCAAGGCACAGAACCCTACATTAATTTGGCTGGAGTTACTTTGTTTTTATATTTAACGTTCAGTTTAACAGAAGCACTTGAAGATTTAGGATTATGAGACTACAATTATATTTATTACTTTACACAATTAAAAATTCCGCATTGAAACTAATTACAATTTGCTTTTCGTTTTTTTTACCTATATCCGGAATACTTGGACTTTTATTTGCGTTAATATTGTCGGACACGGCAACAGGAATTTGGAAAGCTAAACACCAAAAACAAGAAATAACTTCACGCAAACTTTCGGCAATAGTTTCTAAATTACTTTTATACGAGTTGACGGTTATACTTTTTTACCTTATAGATTACTATATTTTAAACGACATAATTTTAACGTTCTTTTCCGTTCCTTTAATGCTTACAAAAGTTTTAGCGTTGGTTCTGGCAAGTATTGAAGTTATGAGTATAAACGAAAACTACAAAGTTGTTAAAGGAATAGACATTTGGCAAAGCGCAAAGTTATTGTTTGCACGAGCAAAAGAAGTTAAAGACAACATTAATAAGTTAAAATGAATTTAAGCGCACACGTTACGTTAGCAGAATTTCAAGATTCATCAACTGCAACAACACACGGAATAAATAATAAAATGAACGAGTCGCAAATTGCGTCCGCAAAACTTTTGTGTGAAAACGTGTTTGAACCGTTAAGAATTCACTTAAACACACCAATACAAATTAGTTCTGGGTTTCGTAGTTTACAGGTTAATAAAATGATAGGTGGCGCAAGTACAAGCCAACATACAAAAGGCGAAGCAATGGACTTGCAAATCGGTTCTAAAGGTTTTAACTTTATAAAAGACAAATTAGACTTCGACCAACTTATTTGGGAGTTTGGAAACGATGAAAATCCTTCGTGGGTTCACGTTAGTTATAGTTCAAGGAATCGTAAACAAGTATTAAAAGCAAC